ACTCAACATTTAGTTTAGCTTCTTCCATTTTTAATTCTTTTTCTTTTAATCCTACTTCAGCTTGTTTTAATGCAACTAATTGTTGTTCAGGCGATTGAGCTTGACCTAAAGCTTGATTAGCATTTAATACTTGTTTAGCAGCTTCTGCCATAGCCATTTCTCCTATATTAGGTTGTTGTGCTTGTTCTGGTGGTAACTGTTCTAATCCCATTCTAGTAATACCATTAACTTGTTCTTGATATTTCATAACTGAATGTTCTTGTATATTAGCTTCTAGTATTGGTTTTATTCTAGCCATGATAGGATTAGCACCATTCTCTGGGTCTTGTAAATAAGACATCTTTGTTTGTATGTGAGCATCATGGTTCTGACCTTCAAATGCTTTTATTGGAATACCTTTTGTTGCTGCCATAATATCTGATACTGGGTCCATCTGTTGTGGTTCTTGTTTAGGTGGAAGTATTTCTTCTATATTAGGTAAGTTAGCAGCAGTTAATATTGTTCTATTTAATGCTTCTATATTAAACATACCAGGAGGTGATTGTTGTGCCATTTGGAGAGCCATTTGGCTAATCATCATTCTGTGTGCATTAGAAGGAATGTTAGGGTCGCTGACAGGGATTACATCAACCCTTCCATCAAAGTCCTGTTTAAATACACTTTGTTCAGCATAAGGAACTTCATATGGATACTCCATAGGTAAATACTCGTAGTCTATACGTGCAAGAATTTTAAACTCTTCCCTTTGGGATTTGTGTAATCTCTTGTGTATAGCTGAAAAGAATTTACTTGAAGCTTCCAATAAAGCCATAGTAGTACCAACAGGTCCATAAGATGATGCATCAGAAACAATTTGTTCTGTGCTATCAGCAAACTTTTGACCTGTTGCTGTTATGAAACTTAACATCTGAAATAGAGTAGAGGAAGGCTCTTTATAGGGGAGAGGGATAATTGCCTTGTTCAAATCTACTCCAGTTGCTTCTATTTCTTTAAATTCACCAGGACTTATTGGTTCATTATCGCCAACAAGTCGTACACCTTTTGCTTTGAATCCTCCTGGTAAGTTTGCAAATTGACCTGCGTCTACTAGACTTCTCATAGCTGCTGTTGCAGTCATTGTAAGATTGCCTAAGAAGTGCATCAAGCCAAACCCATAAAATCCAAATCCAGGAACAAATCTGTAGTGGACAAAATGGGAAATCTTTTGTTGTTGTTTATCATCTTTTTTATAGTTTCTTCTAATACTTAAAACTATTCTAGATTGCTCTTCCACAGTAACAATATAGGGAAGAGCATAGTCTTCCTCTATCTCAAGATAACAATGTTGTTCTAATAATGTATATTGTGGGTCACTACTTTCTGTAGGAGATAATCCTAATATTGTATCCATCTTTTCTGAGAAAGATGTAGGATTAGGATTAGTAGCTTCAGGTAACTCTACATCATCATAGATACCTGAACGCATATCTCTAGCTAAGTCTACAGGACTTCTATAAATAACATGTGTGTATCTATCTGCTTTACGTAAGTTAGAAGCATAGTATGAAACATAAAATTGGTCTATAGGAACAAATTCAGATACTGGTCTTTTTAAGTTAGCATCATAATAAACTTTTTTAAATGCTGAACCTATAAGTGGTAGATGGAATAACATTCTTTCAAACTCATCAAAGTATTCAGGCATCTGCTCTGTTACTTGATAGTTCATAAAGTTTTTAACTCTATTAGATTGTAGTTCTCTTTCAGGAGTTGACTTACCTAATATCTGTGTTTTAACAGGACCACTACTTGGAAACATTTCCTGTATAGCTTTTGATTGAAACTTAACTGCTGATTCTATTAACATAGGATGGACAGCAGTACATGCACCTTCAAAAGGTTCACTTGCATCTTCTATCTTTAATCCTAATAAATCAAATCCTCTTTCAAACATTGATTCCCATTCAGCTCTGGAATCTTTGTCTGCTGTATAATTGTTTATTGTATCTTCTGCAATTTGTGTTAACGACTCATCATCTAAGGTATCAGCAATGTTACCATACCATTGTTCTGTTTCACTTTCAGGATTCATCTCTATAGAGGTCTGAGTAAAGTCTACAGTAACTCCCCCATCTTCATCTGGTTCTATAGTTGGTGCCCCTGTTGCTTCTTTAATTTGTTCTGGAAGCTGTACTACATTTGATAATGTTTCTTCTATTTTATCAAATGGATTTTTTTCTATTGCCATTATATCCTCTCCTCAATATAGCCACCAGTTTTAAATCTAGCTGCTCCTTTTTTTAAATAGTCTTTTTTCATTTGTGGTGTAATTTCTAATCTAAATGATATACCATCTTTAAAATTATTATCAACAAAAGTAGTATCACGTTTTGCATTATATTTTTTTGCTATATCATTTAAATATCCTACATATTTTGTATCATAATTATTACCAACTTTTGCTGACCTATGAATTAAAAGTGCATCATCTATTAATTTTTTTATATTTTCTTTACCTTTTGATGATGCTCCTTTAGAATACTTTTGTAATATTCCTAATATTTTTGTATATGTTTGTGGAGGTATTTTATGTAAATTATATTTAACTTGAAAAGCACTTAAAGCTCTAGCATTAGAAATATCTATTACTGAACCTTCTTTTAAAAAAGAATTAAAATTTCTAAACATTTTATCTCGTGCTCTTATTTTTTCTATTTGCGTCGAATAACTTCCTTTCGCATATCTATTATACTGCACACTACCAAAAGGTAAAGTAATACTAGGTATATCTCTTTCTGCAGCATCACGTATTATTCTATCTATATCAAATTTGTAAAAATCATCTTTTTTACCTACAGAAAGTACAGGAAATTCTGGTGGTAAATCTCTTAGTAATGAGTTTAAACGATATCTGTTTTGTAAGCTTTTACTTTTATTACTTAATCTATTTATTACTTTATCTTTTTTATATAGATTATCAAATTCATTTAAAATACTTTTTTGATTATTAAGTTCGTCATTTATATTATTAAATCTTATTTGGTCTTCATTTCTCATATAAGCTGTGTAACGAATATCTGTATTTGATATTGGTTCAAATGCTAATCTTTGTTCTAAAAATACTTTTTCTTTATTTAAATTTTCTATATTACTTCTTATTTTGTCTAAGTTTATATTATATTTTTTTTCTAATTCTTTTGTTCTTTTTACTATAGCATTTTCATTTGTTTGCAAATCTTGAAATGTTTTCTTTTTTCTAAATTTAATACCTGGTGGAGCATAACCTTTTTGTAAAATCTCAATATCTTTTTCTGTAATACCTGGTTTTAAACCTAAATTAGCATCAGGATTTTCTCCCATATAAAAAGAATCAGCATCTTTTTGTGCTTTCCTTTTAGCATTTAATACATCACCTACATACTCTGATTGTACTTCTTCAATATGTACTGTAGGTTTTCCATCACTATCTATTCTATCTGCAACTCTTACTCGTGAAATTAAATTTTTATCTGCATAATTATGACTTGGAATAAATTCTATAGGTTTATTTTTGTTTTCATAATTTTCTAATTTATTTTTTAAACCTTGATATTCTATTGTAAGTCCTCTTGGTGTATTAGATACATATTTATTACCTATCTTTTCTAATTCTGCTAATCGAACTTCTTCTTTATTTGTTAAAGGATAATCTAAATTTCTTTCTCGCCATCTTTGAGGAATTGAAAAAACAAACTCTCTATAATTTTTTAAGTTTTGTGTATTATCTCCATCTATAGTATAACTTGAATATTGAGGTTTACCTTTGTATCCAATATCTTTAGGATTATTACTATATACAGCTTCTTCAATAGGAATACTATTTTGTTTTACGTACTGTTGAATTTGTTCTTTTGTAACTTCTTTTTTACCTTTTAAAAATTTTGTTAATCCTATCCAATCACGTTCTTCTTTTTTAGCCTGTCCTTTTAATCTATTTAAAAATACTTCACCAGAACCTTTCTTTTGTTTTAAGTTATTTACAGCTTCTTCTAATCTTGAAAAGGTTGGGTTTTGTGATATTTCTAAAGTAGAAGCAGGTTGGTCTGTTACATAAGATTTATTATAAAATCTTGTAACTTTATCTAAATCTGGTGCTGCTCTTTCTAATTGCATTTTTAATAATTCATCTTTAGATTTTCCACTTTTAAATATTTCGTCTCTAGTAAGATATTGTATTCTACCATCATCAAAATCTTTTTTTATTTGATTTTTATAATCATCTATATTTTTAATTTTATTAAAAATAATTTTATCTATATGTTTATTTTTTAAATCTTGATAAGATGAAAAACTTCCTAATTTAATTTTATCTAAATTAGAAACATCTGCAATAACTTCATCTTGTATATCAATTAATTTTTTAGCATCTTCTGCAGGATTAACTTTTTTAAAACCTTTTTCTGGTTCAGCTATAATATTTTTATTTTTTAATTGTTTATTAATAGAAGAAGTTATATTATTTTTATATGCACCCATAGCTAATTTTATTTTATCTTGAGGAACATTATATTTAACTATCTCATACATATCATCTCTTCCCATTTTAGTTACATCAATATCAGATTGTGTAAAAAAATCTAAAGTTTTTAAATTAGCTTCTGGTGTTAATGAACCAGAAATTAATGTTTCTGTATCTTGATAATTTTCTCTTCCTATTATATTTCCTGTTTTATCTCTTTTTACTTTATACTTAATAAGTCTATAAACTGGAACATTACTACCTTCATCAAAACCTTTTTCTTTTAAATATTTATTTGTTCTATCAGTAGCAGTATCAAAGTCTAACATTATATTTGGATTAACATTATCTTTACCAGTAATAGCAGGATGAGTTATAACTTGATTCCTTGTTATTTTTTCTGGCATAGTTATATACGTTGTTATAACTTCTTCTGCATTTAAAGCTTTTAAATTTTCTGGTATATAATCTACAGTATCTACATCATCTGTTACAGTAGTTGGAATCTTTTCATTTTGAATTATTTTTTGAAGGTCACTATCAGGTGAAATATCTTTAGGAATTTCTATATTTTGAATGTTTGGAGAATTTTTATTTCCTGTAAAATTAGCTAAAAGTTTTATACCAGTTTTAGATTCTAAAATTAATTTACCTGCTTTTGATATTCCTTTTAATGCTAATCCACTTCCTATAATAACAGGAGCTAAAGGACCTGTTAATGCTCCTGCTAACATCATACCTTCACCAACAGCACCTACTCCAACTAATCCAGTTTCAATTCCTTTACCAATAGCTTCAGCTTTTTTTTCTTCTTTATATAACTGTTTTGTTTCTTCAGCTAATTCAGGATAAGAAGAAGTATATCCTTCACCTTTAATAACATCTGGTCTAAAACCAAAAGCTTCTACTAAAGAACTTCCTGGTAATAAATCTGCTCCTAATTGTGAATTGAATAATAAAATTTCATCATTTATTGAGCCTACAGATTTAATAGGTTCATCAGCTTCTACTAAATCTTCAATAGATTCATATGGTCTACGTGATGTAGTATTTTCATCAACAACATTAGTTGCTAATCTATTATAAAGATTTTTTTGGTCTTCGAACATAATTCCCCTATTATTCTTTTATTATAACACTAAGTTCTCCAGTATGCAACTCTTTTCTTTTTAGGTGGGTCATCCCACTCTGGGTCTTCAGGATGCTCAAGATGCCATGACTCTTTCATATAATGTATTGCCATTGTCATTGCATCAACTTGGTCATCATGTGCTGCATTTGGAAAACGTAATAACTCTTCTAATAAATCTTCTGACCATTTTCTATTGCTAGGTATCCATACTCTACCTGCTTCCATCATAGGAGTAGCAGAATAAACTCTAGATACTTTGTCTCTGTCTGGTAAGTATTCTAATATAGGTAGTCCTGCTCTTCTCATATCTTGTATTAATGATTGTCCTGATGCTTTCTTTTCTATCATACAAACATCAGGTCTATGTTCATCATATAATTGTTGTGCTATTCTTCTTAACTCTGGATATTCAAATCTACCTTTTATATTTCCTAGTAGTATTAGTTGTGATACATAGTTTTCATAACCATCTTCACTTTCTTCATAGCTATGAAAGATTCCCCATGTTTGTATTACACTATAGTCTGCAGTTCTTGATGTAGAGAAAGCAGTATCATAGGTTTGTACTATAAACTCACAAGGTGGTGGCTCGTCATCATCCCAGTATTGTATCCATTTCTTTTTAATGATACCACCTTCATCAGGAGTTGGGTCCTGCATATATAAAGAGTTCCAATATCGTGCACCATTAGAAGCTTTAATCTCTGCTTCATCTACTTTTAAAACATCATCAGGCTTCCATTCAGGAAAATAACTACTACCTACTGGTAATTCTAGTAATTCTGCTGCTTCTTCGTCTAACCATGCAGGGATACGTACAACATCCCAAGGAGTAACAGCATAATCACCTACATTCTCTTGTTGTTTTAGTAACCATCCACATAAATCATCATAATGGTACCTAGTATTTATGATTAAGATAGAACCATTAGGCATAATACGTGTTCGTAGTCCTGATGGGTACCATTCTTTAACATATCTTCTACCTGCTTCAGAGAAAGAGTCCTCTTCAGACATCACATCATCTAATATAGCTATATGAGCTCCACGACCTGCTATTTGACTTCTAACACCTGCAGCATAGTACGTACCATTTTGGTTTGTCTTCCATTTACCTGCAGCTCTAACGTCACTTCTTAGGGAAACACCTTTGAATATATCTTGAAAGCTTTCTGTATTAACAATATCCCTAACACTTCTACCAAAGTCAGAGCTTAATTGGTCACTATGAGAGATAGTTAGTATCTCATGCTCTGGATTTCTACCAATATACCAGGCAGGAAACAGTTTAGAACAGATAACACTCTTAGAAGAACGTGGTGGTAGGAATACCATGAGCCTTTTTATCTCTCCAGACTCTAATTGTTTTAGTTTATTACTAATTACTTCTATATGTTTACCCATCTTCCAATCAGAAACAAGTGTTGGAGCTGTTTGTTTAACAAAAGTAAGGAAGTCTGCTTTAGAATCCTGTTGAACCTTCTGTGATAACAAGCCATCAAGGGTAATTAAGGGAGAGATAGTCTCTATAGTCTCTATAGTTTGATTCATATTAATTGTATTTGATTATATTTTTTATAAGAAAACAATAAAAGAAAAACAAAGATAAACAAAAGCACTTAATGTTTCTAATATCTTTATATATTATATATAATTATACACTACTCCCCCACTTGTGTCAAGTATTATTTTTATTTTAATTATTAAGCCTGGGTTTTTGGTGCATATATGGGGGTGGGGTATATATATATATACGCACACGCAGAGTTTTTGTGGTAGGGTGCTGTCTTTTTAGTTTATGTGTGACTATTTAGAAATTAAAAGATACCTTTAAACAATTAAGCCAGATAAAAAAATGATTATGATTATCTAGTCTAGTTATATCATTCTAATTATTTCTTTTAATATTCTTTTTACTTCTAAACTACTGTTTTAATTACTACTGATATACTGCTACTACTTATTTTAAATTACTTTTGATTATCTTACCAGCATACTAATGATTATAATTCTCGCAGGACTGCGAAAAAACTAATTATAAAAAATACTTGCATTACTGTTTTAATTTGATATTCTGTTTATGTTATTGACTAGAGCACGAGATAACTTTTAAAGAGTGACAGCCTTTAAATTGGATTAGATGCCAAGCGAAGCCCACGAGGAATGCAATCATCTAGAGGTTAAAAAAAGTAACTTCAATATTTTGTTAAATGTTTTAGTCGATAATAATTTTAACTTAACTTTTAAAGGATTAAATTATTATGAATAAATTAAATATTACTGAAACTCAAAAACAATACACAAATTTA